ATGGCCCCTGTCGCCCGTTGCGGCGGCATGGCCCCCGTCGCCCGTTGCGGCGGCGTGGCCCCTGTAGCCCGTTGCGGCGGCATGGCCACTGTCGCCCGTTGCGGCGGCGTGGCCACTGAAGCCCGTTGCGGCGGCGTGGCCCCTGTAGCCCGTTGCGGCGGCATGGCCACTGTCGCCCGTTGCGGCGGCACATTCCTTTTCTTTGCCGGCGAGCATTCCCTTCGCGGCGCGGCACAGGTCAACAATCGTTGTTACCTGCGTCTTGATCCATTCCGGCAGCGAGAGCGAAGCTTCGATGGTGATTTTCGCGGAGACGATCTTGCTGTCCGAATCCGCTTTCTCGGCGCCTTGCGGATTCTCGACGCTGACACGCGCGAGCGTTCCGCTTCGCTCGTAGTAATTCCAGCAATCGAATGGCACGGTGCAGGCGTGAAATCCCCACGCGCAGAGCTTGATTGTTCCCTCGTGTGTGTAGGTCTTGCCAATCTCGTATTGAAACCCCTGGCAGATCCAATCCGGATGGAATGCCTTATAGGCGGTGATGATGGTTGGCTGTTCTTCCGGTTGCGTCTTCGCGCGCGATTTCCATTTGGTCATGGTCCCCTTCGACATTGGAAGTTCACGCGGCCCGGAAGGCGCGGCCGTCGAGCGACGGGCACAATTCGCGGGCGAGAGCGAGACAGCGGAGGTAGCGGGTGGGCGTGATCGCGCCGGCCGGAACATTCGCGCGCTTCAGATCGGCCTCGACCACGGATCCCCGATCCGTCACCGCATCGACGATGGCTTGTGCGAGGATGAGATCGATCTGTTCGTCAGAGAGGGCGTTGGCCTCGTGTACGCGGGCGGCTTTCCGGAGGAACGTCTGGGCTTCCTGGCCGGCGCGCTTCGCCGGCGGCTCGTTCCAGACCTTGCTTTTCACGCGGCGGAGCTTGCGGGGCTTCATCGGACGATCGCCCTGATGATTCGCGAGAACAGGCGCCCGAGAGCGCGCCGCTCGATCCGCTTTCCGATCGCGCGCGGCCCTCTGGCTGCAGCGTTTGCATCACCGATGAGCCGGGCGGCGCGGTAGAGAGCGGAGCGGATCATGCTGCGACCCGGTTTTCAGGCCACGCAAAGCCGATGACTTCGCCGTGATCGTCTCCGTGGCCCTCGAGAGTGTGGCGGCTCGCGTAGACGCTCTCGTTGCCGTCAGCGCCGCAGCAATCGACGTACAGGTCGGAGTACTCGTCTGCCTTGACCAGACATTCGCGGCCATCGTCGATGCAGGTGAACCCGCCATCCGCAACGATCACGTCGCCTGGCTTCAGGTCTGAAAGCTTCATTCTCCCGTCCCCATCCGAAGCATCGATGGGGGAGAACTAAGCGCGTAAAGCGATATTGTCAAGCGTGATAAACGCTAGGACTCGAACGGCCGTTTGCCCAATGTTCCGCCCATGGGGATTTTGGCCGTCATCTCGGCGATTGCGATCAGCGCGGCGGCGCCCGCCCCAGCACCGATGGGGGCGACTGCAAGATGCGCGGATGGGACTTACAGCTTCAGTCAACACCGAAGCGGCACGTGCTCGCGGCATGGCGGCGTTGCGGAGTGGTTGCCGCCGCCGCCGCAATCGCCACGGCACTGACCAGCCAGGCGCAGGCCGCTGACTTCGATCTGGAATTCAAGGCACATCTCCGAGGCCTCGAAGGGCTCGCCCAGTGCGAAATGGATTTTCGCGGCGGTGTGCCGCCAAAGGCTCAGATCGAGCCAATTCTTCGGGAAGCGATAAACCTCTGCATCTTGGCCAACCCATCGCAGGATATTCAGGTCATCGCCTCGGTTGATGACACGGTTATTGATTCAGACCTGTTCGATGGCTACCTGATCTACCATCACAAAACGAAGGTGGTGGAGCACAAGGAGGCCATATGGGAAGGCGCGAAATTGAACTCGAAATAAGATTGGGGTCTCTGCGCTACCGTCGCTGCCAGGACCCGATCACGCGGCCCTGAATATACGCCTCGCCGAGAAGCCGCTCGTAGGCCTTGTAGCGCGGGTTGTCTGAGCTGATCATCACGCGAGCGGGATCTGAGTGTGCCACGAATTCCACGCGCTTCAGCACCAGGCCCAAGCCGTCCCAGACCACAAAGATGCCCGGCGGCGATGGGACGATATCGGCCACATTGACGAACACCTTCTCGCCAGGCCCCAGCGTTCCCAGCATCGAATCGCCGATCACCTCCAGCACGCGCACCCGATCGGGGTCTGCCCCGAAGGCGGCCCGGAATTCGGACCGCGGAAACATGTAGCGATGCCGCACGGCTGCCGAATCAGTTTCGAGCGCCTCTTGGAGACCCCCGGGGCCAGACGTCGCACGCACGTCAATCTCGGAAATCGCGACCATGTCGGTCGGGGTATCGCCGCCCACCGCGAAGGCCAGCCATTCCGGGGTTTTGTTCACAACTTTCGCGATACGACGGATGGTGGCGAGATCGGGCTCGTTCTTACCGCGCTCCCAAGTCGCCACCGTGCTTTGCGCGGCACCCACGGCCTCGCCAAGTTCTGTCTGCGAGAGGTTCAGAGCGCTTCGCGCTTCAGACAGACGGGCATGAAAAGTCATCCCGAAGGCTATCGGTACGGCGCTCACGAGGCGTAATCGCTAATCACGCTTGACAATAGCGCGCATCGTGATATTCGATTGCGCATGGCAACCTCGCAAGCCGCGCGGATCATCGAAAAATTCGTCACGCAGGAGCGTCTTGCGCAGGCGCTGGGCTGTCGCCAGAGCGTCATCGCCGGATGGAAGCGCCGGGGATTCATTCCAGCGCCCCAGCAGCCGCGCGTGCTCGACGCAGCCAGAAAACTCGGCGTCGACGTCTGTCCAGACGATTTCTTCGACGCGCAGCCCGCCAACGGCTCTGCAAGGGATGCGGCGGCATGAGAGATGTTATTGCGGCCGGCCTGGACGGCGGTAGTATTGATGGATGCCTTGGTATTTCGACGCTTTGGGCGGACTTCGCTGATTTCCAGACCTCGCCTAGCGCTCGAACCTTGCGGCAAGACCTTCGATCGCATCTTGCGCGTCTGCAAGCAGATCGGGAGGCATCATCTCCATCGCAGCGAAGAGCATGCTCTTCGCCTCCGCGTGCGTCAGCAAGCCCTTCGCCCGCAGATGCCGCATCAATTCGGCCTGCACGCACAGCGTGGCCATCAGCCTGGCTGAAAGTGCTCGCCACGCGATTGCTATCTCTTCTTCGCGCATCGAACTCTCCTTCTGTTGGTGTGGAAATCGCAGAAGACGTTGGATTGGAGGCGGCGGTCAACGTCGCCTCCGATTCGCGGGATGGCGCGCGATGAACTGGCCGCTCGTCCTCGAAATCGCCGCCGGAATGCTCGCTTGCGTGCTGTTACTTACGATCGCGCTGTGCATGGCGGCCGGGCGGGATGCGTCGAACGATGCGCAAATGCGCCGGGAGGCCAGCGAGTGAGCCTCCATCAAACATTGCAGGGTAGAGCAACGGTAGCTCGTCAGGCCCATAACCTGAAGGCAGTCGGTTCGACTCCGACCCCTGCTACCAGGCCAGCCACTGCCGTTCCGCAGCTCTCCCTGGAAAATCTCTTCCAGCCGATCCGGGCCGCTCTTGACGCAGCCTATGAGAGAGGGCTCGCGCAGGTGGAAGCGAATCTCACCAAAGCGAAGCCGGCGCCCGCCGCGCGGAAAGCTGGCCTCACCCTCCAACAGAACCGCTGCCTCGAAGCGATCAAAATGCGCATCGCCGACACGGGTCGGCCACCCTCCGTCGCGGAACTGATGTTCGCGCTTGGCCTCGCGAGCAAATCTGGCGTCTTCCGGCTGCTCAATGCCCTCGAAGAACGCGGCCATATCGTGCGCCTCCGGAATCGGGCGCGATCCATCATCATCGTCGAGCCGATGACGCGCTGTCCGCACTGCCAGGGCGTGCTTTCCGAAGGCGCGCAATGATGGCGATCCCAAACCCGCGCGACCAACATTCGATAGGCGGCGAGGGCATGTCTCGCGTTTCGGTCACGCCCAATTTTCGCGCGACTCCGGACAGAAACTTTCGCGGGGATAAGCGCAACATCTTTCGCGGCCCGAACACGCGGCCCCTGGCGTTCGAACTCACCACCCATGAGTGGAACAACATTTCCGCGGAAGCCATCAATTCGCACATGCATTCCGAAGGGCTGTCGCTCAAGGAACTGGCGGAAAAGATCGGCTGCTCCGACCGTACGGTCGAGAACTACACCCAGGCGAAGACAGCGCCGGCGGGGCTGCATTTCCTGCGCTGCATCGCGGCCATTCCGGAATTCGAGGCAGAGGTCCGCCGGGTGGCGGGGCTGCTCGAGGATTCCGATCCCGTCGCCATGCATGCCGCGCTCGATCTGGTGCGCGCCGCGCAGAAATTCATGGACGTGCGGGCGCCCCGCGAAATGCCGTCGCTGCAGGTGATCGACGGCGGGGCGGAAGAGGCTGCAACCGGCGATCTGTTTGAGGGGGAAAGTGATGAACCGGACACTTAGACACGGGATTGCCCTTCTCGGGAAAAGCAATTCGCCAATCACGCTGCGCGAGTGGAAGCGCAGTTTCGCGCCCCACATTCATAGTTGGTCGCAAGTGTATTCGCCCGTCTTGCTTGAGGCGCTGCACATTGCCGAGAAGACGATTGCGAAGCGCGCGACAACGTACCGGCCACCCTCGCGTCCCGAAATTTTGCGGAGATTCACGCGCGGGCGGCGCACCTTCACGCTGCACCCAACCAAAGGCTGCCGCGGCTCGACGGATTTTTCGCAGCCGGTCGGAGGCCGCCGCAAGAACAAAGGTTCCGCGCCGCTCTCAATGGCGGCTGTCGAAAAGCTTGTCGCGGCGATGGCATGAACTGGCGCGCCCGCCTCCGCATGAACAAATCGCGCCGCGCGAAATATGAAGCGCTGCACGATGCGGTTGCTGGCGAGGTCGAGAACGACCGGCTGGAAGCGCAGGTGCGCGAGATTCCCGACGCCTATTACGACATCCCGCGGCCGGATGCGTTCGTCTCCAAGGCGGATCGCCGCGCCGAACGGCATCGCACCTACGCTCAGACGGGAGCGGTGGATTGAGCGCGCACCCCACCCCGCGCGAAGAACGCACGCTGCTGCGCGAGGTCTCCGGCGCCTATGTCCACGCTCGCGAACGCTATGAACGCCACCAGGCGCAGGGCAATGCCGAGCTGGCAGACGCCGCCTTTTCCAAGATGCAGGAGATCGAAGCCTCGGTCTCCATCCGCGAGCTGAATTCGAGCTGGAGGAATGAGCCTCCGCTCAAGACGAGGGGATCCTCATGAAGGAGACGACGATGGCAGAAGAGAGACAGGACGCGCCGGCGCCCGGAGCGGCGCGCAGCTTCTCGTGGTTTTTGCAGCAGATTGGCGACGGGTCGCTGCATCACGATCTGACGAATGAACTGCGCGAGATGGCGACAGCGATGAACCAATACGTTCAGGATTTTCGCGGAGCACCCAAAGGCAAGATCGTCCTGACGCTCGATTTCAAGCTGGACAAGCAGGCTTTCGAGGTCAGCGGCAGCTTCAAGATCACCAAGCCGAAGGCGCCCGCCGCCGGCGCCGTCATGTGGACCGACAAGGCGAACAACTTCACCCAGCAGCATCCGAGCCAGATGCAGCTTTTCCCGGCAGGTGTGCGCTCGCTCGACAGCTGAGCCCGCGCGAATCGCCGGTCAACCATGAACGCCGCGGCGGCGCGGCACATTGAGGAAGCAAATGGATACGCATCAACTCGAAACCTTCTCCGAACTGGCAAAGAAGGCCGTCGGGACGGAAGTCAAGAATATCGACCTGAATATCGGCGAGGGCCGCACGGCGCCGCTGATCATCATCGACGATGGCCGCAAAGCGATCGTTGCGGCCGATATCATCTCCAGTTTTGAAAAGGTTCAGCCTGCACCCTACCGCCGCCGCGGCATCTTCAAGGCCGCTGATGTGAAAAGCCTGCTCGCCTGGATGGACGCGAACACGGCCGAGACCGCGCCGGTGTTTGGCGAAGGTGCGGAGCAGCTCGGCACAAACTGGAAGACGCCGAAGCTGGCGCTGATCGGCATCGGCAACTACGCGGCCAAAGACAAAGCCGAGTGGCACGATTTTGGCGCCCGTTATGACTTCCCGGTTGCAGAAGCCTTCAAGGTGTGGGCTGCGAAACACGGCGAATGGTTCGAGCAGAGCGAGTTCGCCGAGTTCATCGAAAGCCGCCTCTACGATCTGGCAAGCCCTGCCTCCGGCGAGACTTCGAGCGAAGCCGTCACGCGGTTTCTAGAACTGATTGGCAGCGACCGGAAAGACACGAAGGTCGCAACACCGGCCAAGCTGTTCGAGCTTTCGCGCGGGCTGAAGCTCACCGCCACGTCGAAGATGGAACAGAAGGTTAATCTGCAGTCCGGCGAGGCAACGCTCGTCTATGCGGAGGAACACAGCGGTGCGGGCGGCAACCCGATCAAGGTGCCGAACATGTTCTACGTCCGCATTCCGGTGTTCTTCGGCCAGGTGCCCACGCTGATCGGCGCGCTGCTGCGCTACCGCGCGCATGGCGGCACGATCAAATGGAGTTACGAACTCTTCGCTCCCGATCTCGTGGTGAAGGAAGAGTTTGAGGCGGCGTGCACGGCGGTGAAGACAGCCGGCCGCACGCTCTGGCTCGGTTCGCCGGACAAGCCGTAGAGCAAACGCATGGCCGCTGCCGCCGTAGGGCGACAGCGGATGGGGCAATGATGAGCGAATACTGGATAATCACCTCGCACGAGTGCGAGCGGCATACGAGCCTCGACGAAGCGAAGCGCGGGCACGAGATGCTGCGCCGCTATCTGCCCGGCATCACCTTCACCATCCATCGCTGCAAGGCCTCGCTGCATTCGGCGCACCATTTCACCAAGCTGGTGGATTTGCTGCGCGACATCGTGAAGGACGGGTTCACACCGGAAAACCGGGACCGCGCGACGATTCTGCTGCAAACCATCAAGAACCGTAGCGAAATGCCTGTCTCGCCCAACGCGCCGCCGGAATTCAAACCGCTGCCATTCAAGCGGAGAACCGCATGAGCGTTCTCGGCGCGGTTCGGTTCAGCTGGGCGGAAGTGATAGATGCCCGCAAGGGTGCGCGCACGCAATTGCGCGGGGTGGCGTATGTCTACGATCCCGCGATCAGCAAGCGGAAGCTCTCGCTCCATGGCCGCGCCAGGCCCGGCGATCTCTTCTGGGTTGGCGAGCCGGTCACCCATTGGTGGGGGCAGCGGGACGAAACCCTTCAGGCCCGGGTGTTCTGCGCCGATCACGCGAGCTCGATAGGGCCGCGGCCGGAGCACCTGAAGAATCACTGGATGCGCTGCCGCAACATTCCGGAGCGCAACATGCGCCGCGCGGGTTCGCGCCTGACACTGGAAGTGACCGCGAACAGGCTCGAGCATCTGCACACCATCTCCGCCGCAGACGCCGAAGCCTCCGGTGTGCGCATGGAGATGCGACAGGGCAGGCCGCATTACGCGACGGCCGGCCATCCCGAAGGCCATGGCATCACGCCGCAAGCCGCCTTCCTCGACCAATGGCGCCGGGCCCACGGAAAGATCAGCCTCGACGCCGATCCGGTTCTCGCGGTGGTTACGTTCCGGCTGATCGAAGCGAATGTGGATCAGTTGTGCCTTGGCGGCCGCACGGAAAACAAACAAAGGGTCGCGGCATGAGGTTCACACCCTTCATACATCGCGACGGCGGCACGTTCGGGCTTTGGTGGGGCGACGGGCTCAGCCTCCATCTCTACCGGGGCTTTGCGCATCACAGTTTCACGCTGCGCCTTTGGCGCTGGCGCTTCAAAGTCACCCGCCACCTGGCCCCGCAAGGCTTCAGCAACCGCCTGGTGTGGAAAGCGTGGAGGGCGGCATGATCGTGTATGTCGGCACGCCCTTCACGAAGTTTCGGGGCGGCCTGGACGCGGCGTATCGCGTCGCGGTCACAGTCACCGCCAGGCTCACCGCCGCCGGCATCGCCGCCTATTCGCCGATCGTTCATACCTATCCGCTCTCGACGGCCGGCGCGCCTGATTATCTCGATCACGATTTCTGGCTGGCCGCAGATGTGCCTTTCATGGATGCAGCGGGTGCGCTTCTGATCGTCAAGGCGGAGGGCTGGGACGAGAGCTACGGCATCGCGATCGAGGCGCGACACTTCCGCAAGGCACACAAGCCGGTGGTGCACGCCACGCCGGAAGAGATTGCCCACCCCGACTTTCCGCAATGGCTGCGCCAGCGTCTCGACGCGAAGGCCCGCGAGATGGCCGCATGACCGTGCGGGGCTTCTACGCAGCCTGTACGCTCGATCACACACCGAGCGGACGCAAATCCCGCGCCACACCCATGCATCCCTGCCAGGGCGGCTGTGGCGGCGATGTGAAGGCGGGGAGCAAACGCTGCCCGCCGTGCTCCGACATCGCGCAGCAGGAGAACCGGAGGATCAGGAACGGGGTCAACCGTGCGCGCGGAAGGGTGGCGGCATGACAGCAAACAAGAAACGCAAGGATGCGCATCTCTGGGCCCGTGACCCGGACGATTGGTATGTCGAGCCGCGCTGGTGCAGCCAGGGCCTTTTCGCGGTCGAACTGTTCCAAGGCAACATCTGGGATCCGGCTTGCGGCTCCGGCCGAATTCTCGATGCGGCCCGCTGCGCCGGTCACGACACCTACGGGATGGATATCCGGGACCGGCTTAGACGTCCGGACCATGTCTTCGTGCAAGGCGATTTCCTCGCCGCTGAAGAACTCGCGCCGCACAATATTGTCACCAATCCGCCTTATCTGCACGCGGACGCGTTTGCAGCGGCGTGTCTGCGCCGGGCGCGCCGGAAGGTTGCGTTGCTCCTGCGCGCACAATGGGCGAACGCGGGCACGCGATCGCGCTGGTTGGAAAGCCTGCCGCTGCGCCGCGTTCTGGTGATTACACCGCGACCGTCTATGCCCCCCGGCGCCGTCATCCTCGCGAATGGCGGCAAAGACCCATCCGGCGGCCTTCAGGATTACGCCTGGTACATCTTCGAGAGGGACTACACCGGCAATCCGGAATTCGGATGGTGCAGACGCCCCGATAAATCGAACGCGTCCCGTCTCATGGCGGAGGCCGCATGACCTCGCTCTTCGAGATCGAATTTACGTCATCTGATCTGGAAATAACCAGCATCACGATCGAAGGAGAACGCACGACAATCAGGGTCGGTAGAGCGTTGTGCTCTATTACGCCAGCGGAAGTCCGCGCCGAACTATCGTTCAAAGAAACAGAAAACCCTCAATCACAATTCCCAGCGCCTGCGGAGACGGGTGCACCAATCGCCGATGTGGAGTCGATCACAACCACGATGGGCTGTGACGACGCCGACCACGCCGGCGATGTCTCCAACGGGGTGAAGCGTCTGGCACCGGAACCAGCGCCGGAGATGGCGGAGGCGCGTGGAAGTTCCTCCGCCATCGACGTTACGCGGGAGGATAATTTCGAGATTCCCGCGTTCCTTCGCCGCCCTCAACCGCAACGCGAGCGGCGCGAGGCGGCATGAGCGCGCTGAAACCCGGCGACGTGGTTCGCGAACGCGGCACGCTCTGGCCGCTGATGACGATCGCGCGCGTTTCCACCGCGATCACCAACCATCTTTGCTTCGAGTGCGTGTTCACCAATCCGCAAGGACGCGCGATCACACGCCGCTTCGTTGCCGAGCATCTGGAGGCTTATCAGCCAAAGGCGGCGGCGAGATGAGCGCGCGCAAACGTCCGAAGGGCAGCTATCGCTATTCGATCGTACCGGCTGGGGCAATCACGGATCCCGACATCACGCCGCGCGATCTTCAGGTGCTCTGTCTTCTCGGCCGCCATGCCAACGATCATGGCTGGTGTCGTCGAAGCCAGGTGACAATGGGCGAAGAACTCAATTGCGACCGCCGCACCGTGCAGCGAGCGCTCGACCGGCTGGTGGAGGCCGGCTATGTGCAGCAGAAGGCGGAAGGTCGCGGCAATATTCCTCCGCCAGGCCAAAACGAGCAGCCTTTTGCGGCGCATTCCTATCGCGTGCTGCTCGATCTGGATGGTGAGGACGAGCGCGCGACAGGTGCGCAAAATTGCGCAGGGGAGGTGCGCACCGATGCGCACGGGGTGCGCGCCAATGATGCGCACGGGGTGCGCACATCATGCGCACCCTTAACAGAACATACACTTTGTGAAGATACCCCTTGTGAACAAACACAACGCGCGCGCGAGGAACCGGCTGCGCCGGATCAGGACCAGAAAAATTCAGCCAGAAGCGTCTTTGACGAGCGTATCTGGCCTGAGTTCCTACGCTGCCCGGGATTTTCCCGCGAGAACATGCCGAAAGCTACGGCACGGCGTGCATTCGAGAACCTCAAGCCACCGATTCCGCAGACCGGGCAGATGGTCGATTGCATCCGCGGCTATTCGAGATGGCTCGCGGCGCAGAACGCGAAGCGAAAGCCGAACGACCCGTTCCCGATGGCGCATCCATCGACCTGGCTGCATCAACGGCGCTTTGAGGGATTTCTTGAGATCGCTGCAGAAGGTGCTGCGAAAGCCGCAATCAGCGCCAAACTGTCCGAAAAGCTCGAAGGCGATCACGCTCTGATCGCCAAGGAATTTGGCACAGCGGTCTACGAAAAATGGTTTGCAGGCGCGGATATCTCGCGAGGTCCGCCGTTTGTCATCACCACCGATAGTGATTTCAAGCGAAACTGGATTTCCACACACTTCGGCGGGCGGCTGCGGCGCCTTTTCAGAATCGACGTCATCGGCATCGAACTCAGGCGAGCGGAGAAGGCGGCGTGATTGTTTCACATGAAACAGGAAATGTAACTGTAACGCGGCAGGCGCCGGGACGGCGACCATATCGACGCCACGCGCGCGGCACTTGCAGCACCTGTCACACCCGACCGCGAGCGAAAGGACAATCGCGCTGTCTGATTTGCGCCGCTTCGTACATGCGCTCACAGCGCGCCAAATCAAAAATCAAGGGGCACAATGGGCAAGAGCACGGGGAAGCCTGAACGGGCGCGGCGCGATAGGATTGTCGAGCGTGAGCCTGGGCACGACGGCGAAAAGCCGGAATTTATGACGGCTGCGGACTATCCGGATGTCTACGTCGAAGGCAAACGCGAGCCCGTCGACGGTCCGCAAAACATCAATATCGACCGCGTCGAATGGATGTTTCATCACGGGCAGATCAGCCAGCGCCAAGCCGCCGCTGCGCGGCGCCTGGAGGAAGATTGGCAAAAGGCGCTGATCAATCCCGTTGCATCGAGCGTGATGGTTGGTGCCGGCGGCGCGTCGCAACTGCCAAATGACGCGAAATGCGACGCCATGAAGCGCCACGGCGCGGCGCGCAAGGCGCTCGGCTATGACTGGAAGTTGGTCGATCTGGTGGTACATGGGCGATTGACGATCGTCCAGGCCGCGCGCGTCCTTAAATTGCATCACCAGAAAGCATCCGGCCAGTTTGGCAGCGCGCTCCACCACCTCGCCGATCACTATGGCTTCCCGCGGGACCAAAATGTTGGAGACACAAAAAATATTCGCGCAGCATCTTGACAGCATGTACAGCAGGGATGCATCAAAGTGTCAGGTCTGATTTTCGTCACTGACGCGCAGACCGATTCCCGGACAAGCTGATGCCTCTCTTCGTGCTGAGCGTGCGCTCAAACGTGCGCGAGATCGAGGGAAAGCTCGACGATCTGGGGCGAAAGCAACTGCCGTTCGCCGCTTCTCAGGCGGTCAATCGCCTCGCGCCGCAGGCCATCGCCGATCTCAAGATCGAGATGAGCCGCGTTTTCGACCGCCCGACGCCCTACACACTGAACGCATTCGCCTGGAAAAAGGCGACGAAGCGTTCGATGAGCGCGGAAATCTTCGCGCGCGACTTCGCCGGCAAGGGAACGCCGGGATGGAAGTATCTGACGCCGGAAGTGTTCGGCGGCGCGCGGGCGATGAAACGCTTCGAACGCGCTCTGGGCGCGAAGTTCGGTTCAGGCCAGAGCGTCCCGGGTCGCGGCGCTGATCTCAACCAGTACGGCAACATCAGCCAGGGACAGATCGAGAAACTGCTGACGGCGCTTGGCGCTGCCGACACGACCGCAGGCCATCGCTCCAACCGGCGCGGCCGTGGACGCGGCGCGCGACGCAGAGAGACTTACTTCGTCGCCCACTCCAAACAGGACGGTTCGATCCTCGGCATCTACAAGGTGGTGAGTGCCGGCCATGTCGAGCCGGTGCTGATCTTCCCGAAGCGTGCGCCCTCCTATCGCAAGCGCTTCCCCTACCGCGAGACGGCAGAGAAGAGCTTCGCCACCAACAAGGACGCCTACTTTACACAGGCGCTCAAAGACGCCATCGCGACGGCGAAATAATCACCATCGCGAGCCATGCAATCCGCGCGGGTCCTTCCCCTAAGCCTTGCACGGCACGGGCAATTCGTACCGCGCTGTTTGTGAGTGGCGGCGGTGTAAATACCGTTTACACGGGAGCGTGAAGGTTTACACGGGTGGGCGCTACCGGAACGGTTGGGAAGAAGGAATTGGCCGCCGCGCTCGAATGGTCGCGGCCGACGCTCGACAAGAGACTGAAGACCGATCCGAAATTTCCGGTGGTTCGCCGCGGCGACCAGTCGGGCGGCTGGGCGTTCAGCATCGAGCAGGTGCGGAGCTATCTCGCCGGCGGTAAGCCGAAGGCGATCGATCCGGCGCAGCTGCGCGATGTGGTGAAGGCGCCGCTGCCGGAGAAGCCGACCAGGCGCTCGGCGCATCACGAAGGCGAGGCGACGGCGCGGCAGCGCAAGGACGATGCGGACGCCGGCCTTCGCGAGATCAAGCTCGCCCAACTTCGCGGCGAGGTGATCGACCGCGAGGAAATTCGTCAGGTTTTCAGCGAAGCGTTCGCACAGCTCGGCAACGATCTGGATGCGTTGCCGGAAAGCATCGTCAAGCGCCACGATCTCCCGGACGCTGCGATCCCGGACATTCGCAAACAGGTCGATGACGCGCGCACCGCGATGGTTCGCAATCTGCTTGAGTTTCTCGCGGATCAGCCGGCGGCATAATGATCGAGGGTCTTGCTTCAGCGCGCGGCGTTCTTCGCGACGCCGTCGCGTTCTTCAACCCGCCCACGCGCGAAGGCGTCGACGAATACACGCTTGCCCATCGCTGGGTGCCCCGCCGCACCGGCTCCGGCTATGAGCGCTGGACACATGACGAAGCGCCCTACCTGGTCGCGCCGATGCGCGATCTCGGTTCATATCGCTATCTGACGACCTGCATCGTCGGGCCCGCGCAATCCGGCAAGACAGTGATCGCCGAGAACGCGCTGTTGCATGCGGTCGGAAAACGCCCGCGCAATTTTCTTTGGTACATGCAGACCGACGACGTGCTGGAAAGCTACGTCAAGGATCGCATCAACCCGATGATTGATGCGCACGAGGAAATGCGCAGCCGTCTGGGAGGGACGAAGGAAGACAACGCAATCCATTTCAAACGCTTCGCCGGCATGCGTGCGCAGTTCCTGTCGGCGACGCATGCGAACCTTATTTCGAAAAGCGCGCCCTTCATCGTGCTGGACGAGATCGACGCCTACGACAAGGCGCTGGGCGATGCGAAAGGCCTGGCCGATCGGCGGCGGCAGTTCTTCGGCTATCTGTCGATGATGCTGACGGTGTCGCATCCCGATCGTGCAACGGGACTCGATCCCGATAAGCATTGGCGCGACGGGATCATGCGCATTTATGCCGATAGCACGCGCTGCATCTGGTATTGGCGCTGCCCGCTCTGCGATCTCGCCTCGAGCCCCGCACCGCCGGGCCGGTGGGTGATGTCGGTCGAATACCCGCACGATGGCACGCTGGACGAGATCGAGCGGCAAGCCCATCTGAAGTGCCCTCATTGTCAGGGCAAGATATGGGATCACCAGCGCCGCGCAATGAATTTGACCGGTGTTTGGGTTGGCGCCGGGCAGACTATCGACAAGGATGGAACTGTCGCCGGCGACCTGATCCGCAGTGACACGGCCGGTTATTGGGTCGTCGGACCGATGTCGCCTTTCCTGTTGAAGGGCATCGGCGGCCTGGCCCGCGATCGTGCAAATGCCGAACTCGATCTTGAAGTTGGCGGCGACGAAACATCGCTCAAAGGCGTCCTCGTCAAGCAGTGGGGAATACCTTTCGAATCGAAAGGCCCGCTTGGTACAGTCGATGCCGGGACCCTGGCGGAACGGGCGCAGAGCGAGGCGCAGCCGCTCGGGATCGTTTCCGAAGGTGTACGGTTTCTCACTTGCTGGATCGACATCCAGATCGCACATTTTGAAGTGCTGGTGCGGGGTTGGGGTGTCGAAAAAGAAAACTGGGTTGTCGACAAATATCGCGTGCCGGCCGATACGTCGACCGATGGCCCCGCGTGGTACAAATTACTTACGGAATTGATCGCGCGCCGCTATCCGCTTGCGACGAACGCGAACCGCGGCATGGCGATTCTCGCCATCGGATACGATTCCGGCGGCGCGCCTGGCGTCAGCGATCGGGCATATGAAGTCTGGCGGCGGCTCAGGAAAGAAAACCTCACCCACTTTCGCGGCGTGGCGGCCGGGCGCGATGTCTGGACGGTGCTGCCGACCAAAGGCATCAGCAGGACGGACGGCCCACGGCTCTCGGTGGTCTACCCGGACAACCAGAAGAAGGACAAGAAGTTACGCAAGACCGGCGACGTGCCACTGGCGCTGTTCAACGCCAACACGTTCAAGGACGATCTTGGCGGTCAGTTGATGCACATCGAGCCCGGTCCCGGCTACGTGCACATTCCTGCCGCGTTGCGGTCCAATGAACCGCCGCACGTCGTCTTCGAGCAACTCGTTTCCGAACACCGCGACGCCAACGGACGCTGGGAAAAACCGCACCAGGGCGTGCGCAACGAAATGCTGGACCTGATGGTCGGCACGCATGTGCTGGCCCATCTGCACGGTCTGCCGAAGATCCAGTGGAAATCACCCCGCGCCTGGTGCGCGGAGTGGGGCAAGAACAGCATGGTCGACCAAATGGAACGGCCTGAAAATGCTGGCGCCAAGGCGCAACGTCCGAAATCGATCGAGGATCTGCTCGGAGGCCGGCGATGATCTCGACCAGCACGCTCCGCCAATATTTTTTGCAGCATCCCTCGAAGGGCATCCTGATTCTGTTGTTCATGTATGGGCTGAACTCACGATGCGCGGAGCGACACGATGAGTTGCGGCGGTCAGCCCTATGATCTGACGCAGACGGTTCTGACCGGCGTTTCGACGCCGACGCTGCAAACCTGGCTCACCCAGGCGCAGGCCGCCCTGCAATCGCTGATGATGGGCCAGCAGGCCGTGACGGTGACGGTCACGGGCGGCGGCCAGCACCGGGAAGTGTCGTTCAACAAATCGAACCAGCCGCAACTCGTGCTCTGGATCAAGACGCTGCAGGCGCAGCTTGGCCTGATCCGTCAGCCGCGTCGGCCGATCTGGACCCGGTTCTGATGCGCATCAGCCACGATGCGAACGACCCAGGCTGGCACCGCAACGCACATGAATTTCGCGCCACGGTGAACGGAACGCCGGTCATCGGCTTCACCACTGCCGACGAAGAATTAGGCATTGTCCGCTGGTTCGAAATGCAGAATGGCAAGCCTGTGGAACGTGTGGCATTCGGAAAAGTAAAGATCGAGCGGGTGAACTGATGCCTCAGGTTCCCGCGATCCTCGATCGCTTCGGACAGCCCATGCGGAATGTCGTGGGCCCACGCCTGCGCAACCGCGCCTCGCTGTCGGGGCAGGATTCGCTCGGCGTCTTTCCCTACGATGCGGCGAGCTGGTGGACCAAAGAGACGCAGGGCTGGATGCCCAATGCGTACTCGCCCGACTACGAGATCAACTATTACCGCGACCGCATGGTCGGCCGTTCGCGCGACCTGGTGCGCAACGATGGCTGGGCGTCTGGCGGCGTCACCCGTATTCTCGACGGCACGATCGGAAATCACTATCGCCTGACCGCGATGCCGGATTACCGGGCGCTCTCGTATTGCAACAAGGCCTTCGACGCGAAATGGGCGGATGCGTTCCGCCACGCGGTCGAAGCGAAGTGGCGGGCCTGGGCGAACGATCCGAACCGCTTCTGCGATGCGGCGGAGCAACTCACCTTCACCCAGGCGATGCGGCTGGCACTCCGCCACAAGCTGGTGGACGGCGAAAACCTGCTCGTCATGGAGTGGCAGCCGGAGCGCATGGGCTACGGCGCGGCGAACTACGCAACGGCGTTCCGGCTGGTCGATCCAGACCGGCTGTCGAACCCGATGCAGATGATCGACACAAAACATCTGCGCGGCGGCGTGGAGGTAACAGACGGCGGCGTGCCGATCGCCTATCACATCCGCCAGGCGCACCAGTATGACTGGTACAGCGCCGTCGAGAGCATGATCTGGGATCGCGTAGAGCGCTGGACCGATTGGGGCCGGCAAATCGTGATCCACGATTACGACCGCGAGCGGGCGGACCAGCATCGCGGCGTCGGCGCCTTCGTGCCGGTGATCAACCGCATGAAGATGCTGACGCGCTATGACGGCGCGGAATTGCAGGCGGCGATCATCAACGCGATCCTGTCGATCGCGGTGAAGAGCCCGATGGACCCGGAAGGGCTGAAGGCCTCGCTCGACGATTCCGACGCGGTCGATATGCCGTGGTACTGGCAGGCGCGGAACTCCTATAACCGTTCCAACCCCATCGCCATGGACGATGCACGAATACTGAACCTGTTCCCCGGCGAGGAAGTCACGCCGATCACGGCGCAACGCCCTGGCCAGCATCACGACTCGTTTACCTTCTATTGCCTGCGTAACATCGCGGCCCAGCTTGGCACCACGGCGGAGCAGCTGACGCAGGACTGGTCGAAGGCGAATTATTCCTCGATCCGAGCCTCTGTCGTTGAAGCACGCAAGACCGTTCAGCGGCGGCGCGGCGAATTCAGCGAGAACACCTCGACGCCGGTCTATGTCACATGGCTCGAAGAGGCGATGGAGCATCCGGACATCGCGGAACTGATGCCCGCGAAAGCGCCGGACTTCGCGGAAGCCCGCGCGGAATATTCGCGCTGCCGCTGGATCGGGCCCGCCGAAGGCTGGGTCGATCCGATGAAGGAACGCCAGGGCGCGGTGCTCGGCATCGATGCGGCGTTCTCGACGCTGCAGAACGAATGCGCGCAGCAGGGGCTCGACTGGGAAGAGAATATCGACCAGCGCGCCATCGAAGTCGCGCGCTTCAAGGAACGGGGTCTCACCCTGCCGACCTGGGCTGGTGTCGAGCTGGCGAGCAAAACCGATGCACGGCCGCGGCCGCAGTAAGAGGCTGCGATGAACAACCGCTTTCCGTTCATCGCGCAGCGTTTGTTCAACAAGCCGCTCGCGATCACGCCGGAGAAGGCGGAGATTGTTGTTGCAGCGCTGGCCGAACGGCTCGGCATCGTGCAGTTGCAGCGTCTGGATGGCAGCATTCGTCCGTTGATGGACGACAATGTCGTCACCTTCGATGACGATGGCGGGGATAAGCCGGAAGAAACCCGCAAAGGGTACGACACAGTCGCCGGCGTGGCGATCATCCAGGTTGAGGGCACGCTGGTTCACAAATCCGGCACGCTGCGGCCTTGGAGCGGCATGACGGGTTATGACGGCATCCGCCAGAATCTGTTGACTGCGCTGTCGGATCGTGCGGTCGAAGCGATCGCGTTTGATGTGGATTCTCCCGGGGGGGAATGCAGCGGCGTTTTTGATTTGTGCGACGAAATTTTCGAGGCGCGATCGAAGAAGCCTATCTGGGCAATCTTGTCGGAAAGCGCCTACAGCGCCGCTTATGCGATCGCGAGTTCATGCTCGCGCGTGATTGTGCCCCGCACTGGCGGCACAGGATCGATTGGCATCATCGCGATGCATGTCGATATGAGCCGCGCGCTTGGTAAGGCGGGCTTCGCCGTCACGCTGATTCGGTACGGATCGCGCAAGGCGGATTTCAACGAGATGCAGCCGCTGTCGAAGGAAGCGCAGGCGCGGGCGCAAGCCGATGTCGACACGATGGGCGCGATGTTCGATGCGCTTGTCGCGCGCAATCGCAGGATGAGCGCCGCGAAGGTGAAATCGTTTCAGGCGTCCACCTTCATGGGCGCAAACGGCGTGGCGGCCGGTCTCGCCGATGCGGTGATGTCGCCCGACGCGGCGTTCCGCGAATTGATCAAATCTCTCTGAGCTTCTCGAAAGGAGAAACGTCGATGAACTTCCGCACCATTGCGGGCTCGCTGCCCTTTGCACATCTCGCCGGCCTGTCTCGCAAGGCAAAGAAAGCCGACGACGAAGAGGATATGCGCCACAAGGGCGATGATTCCGAGCACGGCGAAGGCGACGAGGAAGCCTCTGACGAGCCCGAGCCGGAAGACGAGCACGAGGACGAAGACGGCAAGAAGGGCAAGAAAACCCGCAAGTCGAAGAAGTCCGGGGAGGCCAAACGCGCCAAGTCCAAAGACGGGAAAGACGGAGAGGACGGCGAGGACGGCGAGGACGGTGAGGATGGAGAAGACGGCGAATCCGACACCGGCGAGGACAACGACGCGGAGAAGGGCAAGAAAGCTTCTGCGCGGTCCTATGCCAACGGCCGGCGCGACGAACGCGCGCGCGGCGCCAAAATCTTTGCCTGTGCAGCCGCTGCCGACAATGTGAGGCTCGCCGCGAAGCTCGCCTTCAATACCAACCTCTCGGCGTCGTCTGCCATCACCATCCTCGAGGAAAGCCCCGCGCAGGCGCGCGGCCTTCACGGCCGGATGGCGCGCACCGACACGCCGCGCATCAATGGCGGCGGCGTGGGTACACCCGACAAGAATGCAGCCATCTCCGCGTCGTGGGATGTGGCGATGAAGCCCTTCATGCCGGAATCCGCCGCGAAGCACTGACGGCAGACCCCTCCGCCCCTTCGGGCACCTCCCTCACGCTTCTGCGCGGGGGAGGAAAGTCGAGAACCCCCAACTCCCTGGAGTGTAAGAAATGACCTCTCCCGTTTTGACCGAAAATCGATGGAGCGCGGGGTTTCTCGTCTCCGAAGCGAATGGCGAGCGTTCGCGTCTGCAGGGCACGCTGTTGCAGCAGACCTATGCCACCGGCGTCTATTACAGCCAGGCGGGCACCGTGCTCGGCGTAGTCGCCGACGGCTCGTCCGGCACCTATGCTGCGAATGCCGGCAACACCGGCAACTTCACCTGCGGCACGGTGGCGATCACTCAGGGCATCATCGAGGGCACCTACGCGATCGAGTTCTTCGCCGCGACGAAATACAACGTCTATACGCCCGCCGGCGATGAACTCGGCGAAGGCACGACCGGCGTTGCGTTCGCCGCTGGCGGTCTCGGCTTCACGCTGACGGCAGGTGGCACGGCGGCGGTTGCTGGCGATGGCGCCACCATCGCGATCGGGGCCAACGCGAATGTCGGCCTCTACGCGCCACTCAGCCTTACGGCGGCCGATGGTACGCAGAACGCGGCCGCGATCCTGTGGAACACGATCGACGCGTCTCAGGGCAATACGCTGGTCACCATGGCCGCGCGCGCCTGCGAGGTGAATGGCTCGGAATTGGTCTATCCCTCCGGCGCCACCTCGACCCAGATCGCCGCTATCAACGCCCAACTGCTCGCGCTCGGCATCGTCGTCCGGTAACGGCCACTCCACCGCTTCGCGCCACCGACCCCGCGTCAGCGGGGGAGGAAAGTCGAAGACCCCCTCACGAAACCGTTCCCCGATGAGGGGACACTTTGAAAGGAACCACCGATGGTTTCGCTCGACATCTTTCATGCAGACCCGTTCAAAACCATTCAGCTCACCACGGCGGTGGAGAAGGTGCCCTACGTCCCCGATGGCATCGAAATGATGGGTATCTTCGAGGACAAGCCGATTCGCACCGAGGCGCTGATGATCGAACAGCGTCAGGGCAAGCTGGTCCTGATCCCGTTCAGCGATCGCGGCGCGCCGGGCGTGCAGCGCACCACCGAACAACGCCAGGCGCGCTACTGGAGCGTGCCGCGCATCCGCATGGAAGACACGATCTATGCGCGCGAGCTCATGGGCATCCGCGAATTCGGCACCGAGACGGTCCTCATGCAAGTGCAGAAGGAACTGGCGCGCCGGCTCGTGGGCCCGACCGGCCTGCGGAACAATCTGCGCTTCACGCAGGAATATCACCGCCTTGCCGCTTTGCAGGGCTATCTTCTCAACACCGACGGCAGCGTGAAATTCAACTGGTTCACCGAATTCGGCATCACGCCGAACCCGGAGGTGGCTTACGGTCTGGTGGCGAAGACGCTGGGTTCGCTGCGCCCGATCTGCAACGAGGTCGTGCGCACGATGAAGCGCAAGGCGCAGGGCGCGTTCCTGAATTCGACCCGCGTGGTCGGACTGTGCGGCGACGATTTCTGGGATTACCTCGTCACCCATCCCGACGTCGAGAAGACCTATTTGAACTGGGCGGAGGCCACCGATCTTCGCAAGGGGCAGGCTTTCGAGAGCTACACCTTCGGCGGCATCGACTGGGTCAACTACCGAGGCTCCGACGATACGCTCGGCATTCCCGGCTGTGCGCTCGTCAATGGCAGCCCGACGGTCACGCCGCCCTCACTGACCGGCATCGTGGTCGGCCAGTTCGTGTCCGGTCCCAATATCGCCGCGAACGTCACCGTCTCCAGCATCAACACCGGCGCCGGAACTTTCGCCATGAGCGCGAATTACGGCGGAGTGACCGGGACCTATACGCTGAACATCGGCTTCGGCAACGTCTATACCGGTGGCGGCACGATCTCCATCCCGTCGAACAAGGCCATCTTCTTCCCGCGCGGCGCGCCGGAAGTGTTCCAGCGTGCGCTGGCGCCGGCCGATTCCTTCGAATGGGAAGGCCAGCTGGGCAAGCCGGAATATGTGCAGATGATCTACGACCGCGACCGGCAGGAATGGGTCAAGGCGGAGATGACGGCCTACCCACTGCACATCTGCACCCGCCCGGAGATGCTGTTCACCGCCACGCTCGACGCGGCTGCGGACTAACAGTCACCGACGAGCGCCCATGACCAAACAACCATCCACCGTCGTGCGGCTGTCGCGGCCGATCGAGAGCGACGGCCGCATGGTGGATTCGGTTGTGTTCGACGGAGCGCCCGGAAGCCAGCAATTGCCGGTGATCGAGCGCGCCGGCGAATACGAGCTGGACGCGCTCACGCTGCTCACCGCCATGGCGCAGCGCACGGGGCTCTCCAGGCCCGCGCTCGAACGTCTGCCCGCGGCGGATTTCAACGCCATCGCGCTCGCGATGTTCCTGCCGCGGCGCAATTCCAAACGATAGGGTGACACCATGCTCGTTCCCATCACTGCCATTGGCGCGACGATCTATTATGGCTCGCGTTCGGCCGAGCCAGGCGAGACGATCGCCGTGCCGGAGGCACATGCCGCAGCGCTGGAAGATGCCGACGCGGGGCATCGCGATGCATCGGTTGCGGCGAAGCTGCTGTCCGACCGGCGCGCGAAGATAGCGGCGGAAGCGGACAAACAACGCGCGGCCGACGAGGCGCTGCGTCAGACTCGCCTCGATCAGGAAGCTAAGGCGCGCGAGCAGGCCGCGTACGAGCGGGCCAAGCGCGCCGGCGCGGTCAAAGCCCCCGCCGCGCAACCAGCGGCGCTGCCGTCGAAACCTTCGGCGGACACGGTCGCGAAAGTATAGACGGCCAGTGATCGATTTCGACGCTCTGGTCAACGCGACCGTCAACGCTACCTTCGGGGACATCGCGAAAACCGGGCGACCGGTCTCGTATCTCCCGCAAGGCGCCGGCGCGGCTGCGTTCAATCTGGATGGCGTGTTCGACGAAGCCTGGCGTGAAGTGAGTTTCAACACCTCGCGCCATTCGATGAGCCTGCCTGTCTCGACCACGAAACCGGCGTTCGGCTGCCGCCTTTCCGATTTTCCCTCCAATTTGAAGCCGCGGCAGGGCGATACGCTCACCCGCTACACGCCGCTGCTTCAGGAAAACGGTTCCCCGCTGACGGACGAGAGCGGCAACCCGCTCTACGCCGAAACGCAATACACAATTGCCGACCCGCGCCCTGACGGTGTGTCCGGCTGGTATCTGCTGATCCTGAAATAGCCGCGGATCAAGGAAACCTTCATGCTCTGGCGCGCGATGCTTCGCAGCACGGCTGTGGGGCTCCTGACCAATGCGCTCAAAGCGCAAGGCGCGAACGTCCAGTCGAGCAAGGACACGCCGGCCCCCGATGATGGCGGCACGACCACATGGATTGTGGTCTATGCGGACGACAAAAAGCGCGGGCTGAATGGCACGCAGTATCGTTCGACCGGAACGGTGACGATTGAAATTCGCGTGGCGTCCGATGCGCGGGTCGTTCAGCAACCGGACGGAACAAATATCGACATGGGTGCCGCGGATGCGGCGCTGTTGCTGGATGCGGCCTGCGAGGCGGTGCAGAACGTGCTCCTGGGCGGGCAGGGGTTCGATGCCTCCTGCGCCTGCGTGCAAAACAGCCCAACGGTCACGCCCGATCCCGATCTTTTCCCGCTCTTCTTCGCGGGCGGATTGATCAGCGACGGCGCCAGCACCGATCCCGGTCTGAACGACAGCGATTTCGTTGCCGTGCAGGCGGTCAATGCCAACGGCACGGTCACGCTGAGCGCGCCCTGGGCGCTCGCCGGCGGCGATTACCTGCTCCATTTTGGAAGCTTTATCGGTCTGTTCGAGCCGCCGATCGAGCAGGTCGAAACCTTCACCCACGAGCCCAACGAGGATTCGAAGCGCCACATCGCCGGTGCGACGATCGAGATCGTCGGCAACGCGGTCGAAACCTTCGAGCCGGTGATCACCACACCGTTCAACGGCGTCAATCTGTATGTGGACGCGATCAGCCCGTTCGATCCGCAGGGCAACTACCGGAACCTCGAACCCTTCACCGTCGAAGCTCCACCACGCACGGCCGGCCCGGACGGGCGGCCGGAAATCGTCGGTTCCGTCGACAATCTTCAGAACCCGCCTCCCGCACCGCCGTGCGACACAGGAGACTAAATCATGTCCGATATCATCTTCCCCAACATTCCGACCAACGAGCTTATCCCGCTCTTCCAGCTGGAATTCGGCAGCTCCGCCTATGCCGGGCTGCCCAACCAGGTCTCGCTGATCATCGGGCAGACGACAAACAACGCGTCGGACAATGCACCTTCGCTGATTCCGAACACCGCCTGGGCCGCGAACAATTGGGGCCCGCGCTCCGTGATCGCCTCCATGGCCGAGCGCTACCTGGGCGCCGACCCGTATGGGCAACTGTGGGGCCTTGGCGTGGCAGACAATGGCGCCGGAGCCGCGGCAACCGGCTCGATCGTCGTTTCCGGAACCGCCACGGCCGCGGGCACGCTCAACCTGTACATCGCCGGACGCTACGTGCCCGTCGCCGTGAATATCGGCGACACGGCCGGCGCGGTGATGTCCAACGCCGCCGCCGCCATCAACCTCTATCTCGATTCCAGCCTCGTCAACCGGTATCAGGCGCGCATCGGCGACAAGGGCGTGAAACTTCCCCTCACCGCGAGCGCCAGCGGCGGCCCTCCGGCAACCACCTTGAATCTCACGGCCTCGCACAAAGGCACGCTCGGCAATGCGATCAATATCGCGCTCAACTACTTCGCCTCGCAGAATCAGGAAGTCACCCCGGCGGGCCTCACTGTCGTCATCACCGCCATGTCCGGGGGCACGACCGACCCGCTGACCAACGGCTTCGCCGCCGCGCTCGGCAATACGGCTTACGACTTCATCTGCATGCCGTGGGCAACCACCCAGGCCCTGCTCGATTTCAAGAACCTCATGCTCGATGCAACGGGGCGCTGGTCGTGGGCCGAACAGATTTACGGCCATGTCTGGACCGCCAGAACATCGGCCGACAACAGCGGTTCCGATGCACTGAGTTTCGCGTCCGGTTCCTATGCCGATGATCAGCACATGACGTGCGTGCAGTGCGAGTTTTCGGTACCTTCAACGCAATGGGACATTGCCGCGACCTATATGGCCGCATCCGCGGCCAGCCTTCGCGCGGATCCTGCCCTGCCTCTTCAAACCCTCTATCTGCCGTCCCTTATGGCACCGCGGCGTCACCAGGAATTCACCTTCGCCGTCAAGCAGGAGCTGCTCGCGGCCGGTGTGGCGCTGATGAACTACGCGCCGGACCGTTCCTGCTCGATCCTGCGGGCAGTCACCACCTACACCATCAATCCTTTCGGCTCGCCGGACGCATCCTATCGCGACACCGAAACGCTCTACACATCGATGGCGGTTGTGCGGCAGCTCAAGGCGGACTGCCTCGCCAAGTTCAGCCGCGCCAAGCTCGCGAGCAATGGGTATGCGTTCGGCAAGGGCAAGATCGCCACGCCAAAAAGCATCCGCGCCCAGATCATCGCCAGCTACCGCGGGATGGAGAAAGCAGGGCTGGTCGAGAACGTCACAGGTTTCGCCAACGGCCTGGTGGTTCAGCGCAACTCGCTCGACGCAACCCGCGTCGATGTGCTGTTCGATCCGAACTATGTCTCCGGCCTGCGCGTGCTCGCCAACCTGGTGCAGTTCTCGCTGCGGTAAGCCGACGAACCCCGTCCAAACCTTTCCCGCATCAAGGAGTGTGAATCATGGCTTCGAACCGCATTGCGGGCACCTGCTACTTCCAGATCGACGGGCAGCAATACGAAACCACAGGCACCGTCTCGTGGATGGGAAGCCAGACCAAGCGCGAAGGCATTCCCTCGAACGATCTCTCCGTGCCCGGCTACAAGGAATCGCCGCTCGTTCCGTACATCGAGGGCGATTTTGTGATGACCGACGAACTGAATTCGCAGGTGCTTGCTGCGGTCGACGGCGCTGTTGTCACCGTCGAGGCCGCAAACAGTACGGTGTTCACGCTGATGAACGCATGGTGCTGCGGCGAGCTGAAGGTCGACACGACCGAAGGAAAGGTTACCTGCAAATTCGAGGGCACGTCGAGCCTCGAAGAGTAGCCTACAGCGGCGGCACGGCGAGGCAAGGGACCTGGCGGTTTGGACCGCCTGTTTCATTCATGCTTTTACTTTACTGAGTCGAGCGCGTCTGTCCGGGTGCCGAAACGACCAGATATCGCGGCCATTGCGCGCAAGTGCCTTTCGACTCGAACCGCTACAATCAAGAACGCGATCACCAAAAAGAGCGCGAAACAGGAAGCCGCCGTGATGCCTGCGGCTACCGCCGCCAACTTACCGAATTCCTGGCGCATAGCCAAATCCTCGGAACGCTGGTTGTCGCTGGAGACGCGATCTGAGAACGCCTTGGCGAATCGGGACTCTTCTGACTCGATTGCCTTTTGCACTTCGTCTGCATTTTTGTGGGGTATGGTTTTCTTGAGGGCGGGATCCGCTGTAAGAGAATCGAACCACGATCGCTCCGCAGTCAAGTAATCGACCTCACGGTCTGGCGCAGCATCGTTTGCGTTCTCCACCTTTTGTTGACCGCATTGCTCGAAGTTATCAATGCGCATGCCACCGTTTGTTAGCGCCCCTATGAACCTGTCTTCGGCCGCGCACACAGCCGACGCTCCCTGAAGCGGTGCATTGCTTGTAGGCGCGGCGACGGCCTGGGAGGCGGCTTTGTCGTGGCTCGCGCCCCTAGTCGCCAAAGGTTGATATTGGACCTCGACGCGCTGGCTTGTGTCAGGCGTGGGAATTAGTGAGGGATAAAGACCGGCGCCCGCGTATATCGCTGCGCCGATGGTACATACGAGGAAGATCAGGCCAAGAATCAGAAGTGTCTTTTCGAGAATTCTGACAAAGAGATTTTCCACGGTGCCCTCCACTTGATCTAGTTCATACGCTCTCCAGTGAAGGCCCCGACCTACCCGAAAAGGAAAACGCATGAAGCTCTCTACCCCGATCCAAGCGCACGGCAAGGAAATTGTCGAGATCGACCTGAAAAAGCCTGACGGCGGCACGATCCGTCGCTGCGGCTATCCGTTCAAAATCGAGACCGCGAAATCCGGCTCGCAGATTCAGCACATCGACGCGCAGGCGGTTTCCAACTACGTCTCGGAACTTGCCGGCATCCCGATGTCGTCCGTCGACAAGCTTTCACCTGAAGACTACATGACCGCGACCGCAGAGGTGCTAAGTTTTTTCGGGACCGCGGATGCCCAGGAGACATCCTAGACCGGTACTTCGAGCTGGCGCGGGTCTTCCGCGATCTCTCCGTTTTTGAATGGTCCTTCGACGAGCTGGTAATTGCGGTGAAGCAGGTGCAGCGCATTGCTGCCCTTGAAAACGGGAAGTGAGTTATGGCCGACCGTAACTCGTTCACCATCGTTATTAGCGCGCTCGACAAGGCGTCCGCGACCTTCCGGCACATTCAGGGCCGCGTTGCAGCACTTGGGAAAGCGACTGGCGTTACCCAGCTCGTCCAGGCGGCTGAAAACGCCGGGACCAAGTTCGCAGCCCTCGGCAGCAGGATATCCAGCTTGCTCGGGCCGATCGCGGCGCTGGGCGCCGGCGTCAGCGCTGCCGGCCTGTTCGAGATGGCGAAGGGCGCGTCGGATTGGGGAACGCAACTCTACATCGCGTCCAAAAAGACCGGGGTTGCGGCAGACGCGCTGGCGAAGCTCCATTACGTCGGTGAGACGGTCAACGTCGATGCCGATTCGATGGACAGGGCGCTTTTCCGGCTCAACCTGACCATTCAGAAGGCAGCCGGCGGCAAGGGCAAAGACGCCATCGCAATGTTCCGTGGCCTCGGCATTTCGCTGCGGGATTCGCAACATCATATCCGCGACGTGACGAGCGTTCTGGCCGATCTCTCCGAAGCCACGATCAGGAACCCGCAGCTCGCGCAGATGATCGCCGGCACGGCATTCGGCGCCAGGCAGGGCGCTGCCATGATCCCGGTCCTCGAAATGGGCCGCGAAGAACTGAAGCGCCTGTACGCCACATTCGAGCAGACCTACGGCAGGATCACGCCGGAAATCGTCAAGGCCGCCTACGAAGCGCATGAAAGTTTCGGCCGGCTATCACTGGCAATGAGCGGACTGAAATTCACCATCGGCTCGGCGCTCTATCCGGCGCTGGAAAGCCTGATCGTTCCTCTGACGAAGTGGCTTGTCGTCAATCGCAAGGTCATCGCGCTGCGCACGTCGCAGTGGGCCACCGAACTTGCCGCCGCGATCAAGAAAATTGATTGGGCGAAAGTGGGCGCGGCGCTTTTCGCGATGGGCCGGGCCGTGGGTTATGTGTTCAGACTGTTTGGCCCGTTCTGGAGTACCGTTCTCATCGCGGGAGTGGTGTTTTCGCCCTTTATCGTTGCGACATTGGCGGCGGGAAAGGCTCTTGTCATCCTTGCGGTGCGCCTTCTCGCCATTCCGTTTGCCGGCCTTGTGGCTTCTATCCTGGAAGTCATTCCGATGATCGGCGGCATGGCGGACGCGTGGGCTGCGCTCGATCTCGTCCTTGCCGCCAACCCGTTCGGTGCAATCGTTATTGGCGCGCTCGCCCTCGCCGGCGCGGGGTATCTCGTCTACAAGAACTGGAAGCTGGTGAAGGGCGTTTTTCAGGAAATTGCGGACTCCAAATTCGGCAAGGTGCTCTCGGCGCTTGTCAGTTTGACGCCGGTCGGTCAGGGCGATGTCGTCAACCTAAAACGCCCTCCGCCTGGGTCCTGGCTGGCCACGGGAAATTTTGGCAAGCAAGCGCCAGGCAAAGCTCCGCGCGGAAGTGCCCCGCTCGGCGTGCGCCTCAACAACCCTGCGAATCTGCGCTCGTTCGGTCACACTCCGACAGTGCTCACAGGTTCCGGAACCTTCGCCAAATTCCCGACCGCGGAAGCCGGCGTTGCCGCTGCGGCCGGCAACCTGCTCGCCTATCAGCAGCGCCACCATCTGAATACGATCGCGCAGATAATCGCCAGATGGGCGCCATCGTCCGAAAACAACACTGCCGCCTATATCCGACAGGTGAGCCGCGCGACTGGTTTCGCGCCCAGCGCTACGCTCAATCTTTCCGATCCCGGCACGATGCAGAAACTGCTGACGGCCATGATCAGTCACGAGCAGGGTTACAATCCCTATAGCCAATCCATCATCTCGGCCGGCATCGCCGCCCGCCTTGGCGGCGGCTCGCCGGGGCGTGACGGGAATGTGCATGTGAAGGTGGATGTCACGGCGCCGCGCGGCACAAGCGTGCGCGCCGCGAAGACTGGCGAGGCTGTCGCGTCGCTCGATGTCGGGCGAAGGTTCTCCTACGCATGAGCTGGCGGGACGATCTTCTTCCAGCCAGCTTCAGAGGCGTGCCGTTTTTCGTGAATGACCACGAGCTTGCGCTTGGAAGGCGAAATGCCGAGCACGAATTTCCGCTCAGAGACACCGGATTCGTCGAAGACCTCGGCAAGAAAAATCGCCACTACAGGGTGATTGGTTACGTCATTGTGGTGCCCGGGAGCGGTGAATCATACTTTCCTGACAGGGATGCTTTGATAGCCGCGCTTGAGCAGGGCGGGACTGGCACGCTTTCGCATCCCTATCTGGGCGAACTGACGGTCAACGTTGCGAATGACTGCCGCGTCAAGGAAACGCTCGAAGAAGGCGGCATGGCGACGTTCACGATGGAGTTCATCGATTCCGGCTCCAATCCTTCGCCGGTTTCCCAGCAGGATACGCAGGGCAACAGCCAGAACCAGGCGGACCAGACGGATCAGCAGCTCGGCGATGATTTCGGCGTCGGATAACGGTGGAGTGCACGTGCCTTGTGGAGTGTAATCGGCTGTTCTCCGACGGTGCAGCGGGCGGCATCGGCGTTGCTCGGCTCCGCATCGGCCGCTTTCGCCACGCTGATTGCACTTTCAGGAATCGATCCCGGCCTCGCGGATCTGCAAGCGGCGCTGGTCATCACCAATACGGCGCCCACCATCGCGGACGCGGTCACAAGCTTTATGCAAAATTACACCAAGGCCGTCGTAGCATCGTGGGCGCCGTTTGATGAAACGCAATCGAGCCGCGGGCCCCAGCCGGTAAACGATCCGAGCTATGGGCTTTCGACATTGGCAGGATGGGGTGACGATCTCGCCGCCGTCCCACAGAACGGCTCTCCCGATGCCGCCCAGATGCAGGCAAATCAGGCCGCGCTCGTGGCACTCGTTCAGGGTTGCGCGGTTACGGCCTATGCGCGTTTGTCGGCTCAGGCCTCTTATTCAAGTCAAGAAGATGCGGAAGCCGCGCGGGATGCGATTACCGGACTGATCGAGGCACAGGCGACCACTGCCGCCGACTCAGGCAATGACGCAACGTTCGCGCAATGGCGCGCGCTATCGCAGGCCGTGTCGTCGGACCTGACCACGCGCGGCAAGCAGGTGCCGAACGTGGTGGACTACACATTCCAGAATAACCGGACTGCGCTCGAGCTCGCGCAGCTGCTCTATCAGGACGGTACGCGCGCCGGAGAGCTTGTCGCGCGCAACGCTGCTCCTTTTCCGCTGTTCATGCCAGCCACCGTCGAAGCGCTGGCCTCGTGAATGTCTGTTCTCACGCTGACGATCGACGGCCAGGTTTATTCGGGCTGGACGACTATTCGCGTTACCTCGGGCCTCGAGGATGGCGCGTCAGATTTCGATGTCGAGGTGACCGAGCGTTGGGCTGAGCAGCCGACGCCCTGGCAGATACAGCTTTTCCAGAGCGTCACGATCGCCATCGACGGCACGGTGATTTTGACTGGCTACGTCGAGCGCTACGAGCCGAGTTACAACAAGGAGGGGCATACGGTCCGGATCGCAGGCCGGTCCAAGACCTGCGACATCATCGATTGCATGCCCAACATTGCGGGCAGCTTTCAGGATCAGACGCTGGATGCCATCGCAAATGCGATGGCCGCGCCCTTCGGGATAAGCGTCGTTGTGCAATGTCCGATGGGCGATGCATTCCCGTCCGCGATCCTTGAACAAACCGAGACGGCACACAGCGCGCTGGAAAAGCTGGCTCGGATGCGCTCGGTACTGATCACGGACGACGCGAACGGAAACCTTGTTCTCACACAGGCGGGTCTTGGTGGGGCGTCGTCCACGTCGCTGGTCGAAGGACAGAACATCCTCGAGGCGCGCGCCACGCTCGCCTGCAATGATCGCTACCAGACCTATGTGGTGATGGGGCAGGCGCCTTTGCCGCTTGATGGAAAAGAGCCGCTGCTCGATACGCTCGGGAGCGCCACGGACTCAAGCTGCCCGCGCCCGCGGCGCTTTGCAGAGCACGCCGAACAGGCCGCCGATGATACCAACGCCAACGAGCGCGCACTGTGGCGGGCACTGCACAATGCGGGCAAAGGAACCCAGGCGACCATCACGGTTCAGGATTGGTACCAAACATCAGATGGCTCGCTCTGGCAGAAAAATCAGACCGTTTCCGTGCAGAGCCCGATGCTGGAGTTGTCCAGGCCGCTGCTCGTGGGGCGGGTGACGTTTCTGCTCGATGACACCGGCGGCCGGCGAACCGAATTGATGCTGGCGCCGCAGGAAGCCTTCATTCCCGACGCCAAGGGCGCAAATTCCGGGCAAGGCAGCAATGCGATCTGGAACGGCGCGCAGAAAATAACCGGGTCGTGATCACGGATGCACCCATTCCATGACCTCGGCCGGCGTGTGCGGACGCTGGTCAGCCGCGCCAAGCTCACTTTGTGCGATGTCAGCAATCCCGTCCGCGCGCTCGTACAACTGAAAAGTAGCATTCTCGGCACGCTCGACAAGGCCGAGCTTCATGCTCACTACGGTTTCTCGTGCTACCCGCTGCCGGGCGGCGATCTTCTTGTGTTCATGAACACGGCCACCGCCAGTCACGCGGTTGCCATTCATTGCGACGACAGCACCCTCCGGATCACGGATTTGCAGCCCGGGGAATTCGGTCATCGAGACCAGAACCAAAACCAGATCGTCTTCCGTCAAGGCTGGATCGAGATCACCACCCAGAACGGCAAGCACATCAAGATCAACGATAGCGGCGATCTCGACATTACCGTCGCCGGGAAGGTCAATCTGAATGTCACTGGCGATTGCGACCTCATCGTCGGCGGGCAGACCAATCTCACCTGCACCGGCAAGGTGGTCGCGAGCGCCAGCGAATTTGATCTGACGGGCAATCTGAAGGTCACCGGCACTATCACCAGCACGGGTTCGATTGCTTCGACCGGCGGAGACGTGAGCGACCAGGTGCGCAGCATCGCGGCGGACCGCACGATTTATGACGGCCACAAGCACGGAAACGTGCAGAACGGCTCGGGATTCACCGCCGTTCCGGATGATCTCCAATGAGCGATATCGCGACCGTCATCCTCGAGAACAAGACGTCGCTTTATTGCGATTGGGTCATGGACGGCCCGGATATCGAATCCGACGATGGCATGCTCACCGCCGTCACGATCTCGCTACTGACCGACCGCCTGGCCGACGCGGACGACGATATTCCCGATGCACCCGGGATCGGGCAGCCCGGTATCGCCGATCGGCGGGGATGGTGGGGCGATACGGTTCCGTCCTCGTCAACGGACAAGAAGCCGGACCTTATCGGCTCGAGGCTTTGGTTGCTCGCGCGGGCCTCTGCCACTCCACAAACCGCAACCCTGGCAAAGGGCTACATTCAGGAAGCACTGGCCTGGATGATCGAGGACGGCGTTGCCGGCCGGGTCAATGTGGCGGCCCGGATCGACCCGCAGAACAGCGACGCGCTTGCCGTCGGCATCCAGATCGTGCGCACGGCCGCGAATGGTGCTCCGGTCAACCACGCCTATGACTTTGTTTGGGCCTCGACCAATGGCGTGCTCGGCACGCCCGATACCATCGTGCTGCATCAGGTGCTCGGCAACGAGGCCGGCGTGCTGGTGGTCGACCAGGACAGCAAACCCATCGACGTGAACTGAAAGGCGAGGCGATGAAACGCGCAGTCCTTTTCGCCGCGCTGTTTTGCATGCTTTCGCGGCCGGCTTCGGCGCAGCTTCAGATTTCACAGTTCCCGGCCGCATCGCTGCCGTTGAATTGCGAATACACGCTCGTTGAGCAGGGAGGCATCACCAGCTCGGCCAAGGTTTGTGACTTCGGGATTCCGGTGCAGGGCAGCACGGCGCCCGCAACCGATCTGTTCACCGGCCGGCAATGGCTCGACACGTCTACAACCCCGCCGACGCTGCGCATTTACGACGGCACGCAATGGGTCGGGCAGGCAACGCTCAATCTCTCGACCCATGTCTGGACCCCGATCTTCTCTTCCGCCTCTCCCGGCGTTGCCGCATCGCTGGCAACCCCGGTCCCGGAATTCAAGCTGCATTCGATCCCCTCCGTGCAATCGACCGGCACGGGCACGTCGGAGCAGTTTCTCGATAGCTGGAATCTTCCCGGCGGCTCGCTCGATATCACGGGCCGCAATGTCCGCATCACGGCCTGGTTCGCCCATGCCGGGAATACGCACACGGTCACCGACAAGCTCTATTTCGGATCGGAAAGTGTGAGCGATGGTGGCGTCAGCACCGCGTCGACCGTCACGCGCCTTTCCATCGTCGTGACAAAGGTCGGGACCAACCAGCAAAGCGTGGTTCTGGAAGGCGCGGCGGGCGTCTCTCTGGTCGCTGGCTCTGCCTATATCGCGGCCACGGAAAACGATGCCGCTTCCATCACGATTCAGGCGTCGTGCACCGACGGAACGTCGAGCGCCGGCGACGGCAATCTCGTGGGCCTGACGGTTGAGCTTCTTTGACAGGTCCGGTGCGCTGAAATGCTGAATTTCACCCGCCCCAACCTCAGCACGCTCATCCAGCAGGCGTTTGGAGATTTCCAGGCCCAGCTCCCGGGCGCCGACACGACGCTCCGGCGCTCCAACGTCACGGTCTCGTCCAAGGTGCTGGCGGCGCTCGCGAACGGGATCTACGGCTATATCGACTGGATATGGCAGCAGATATTCGCCTTCGCGCCTCTCTGGGCCTTTGTCTTCAACATTCCGCAAAAGCAGGCGACCTTCGCAAGCGGGAACGGCGTCTTCACCGGGAACAACGGCACAAACATCCCGATCGGCACGCTGTGGCAGGATTCGCTGGGCAATCAATACGAGACGACAGCTCTCGGCACGATCGTCGGCGGAACTGCCACGGTTCCGATTCTCGCTCTCACGTCCGGCTCCGCTGGCGATCTCGCGGCCAACGCGCCGCTCACCATCGTCAGCTCGCTCGCCAACATCAATCCGAATGGCGCGGTTGACGGGAACGGCCTCTCCGGGGGCTACAATCAGGAAACGCCGGCCGCCTGGTCTGCCCGGGTTGGGGCCTATCTGCAGCTTCCGCCGCAGGGTGGGACGCCCAACGATTACCAGAACTGGGCGATCGACGGTTACACCGACGCGAACGGCGTTCTCCACGCCTATGCCGGCGTCACGCGCGCATGGTGCCATCCTCTGGCGAGCGGTCCTGGCACGGTCTCGCTCAGCTTCATGATGGACGGGCGGCCCAATCCGATCCCGCAGGCCGGGGACGTGGCCGCCGTTCAGGCGATCATCAATCTCGCTGCACCGGGAACCGACGTGGCGACCGTCTTCGCACCAACTGCTTCGCCCGTGAATTTCACCATCCACGGCGTTCCTGTTGCCCAGCGCGCGGCCGTAACAGCGGCGCTCCAGGCACTCTTCTCCTCCGTGGTCGGAGAGGGCCAGGGCGTGAGCCTGCAGGGGCAGATCATCCCCACGGTGCAAGGAGCAGCCTTGGCCTCTGGCGTCACCGTGGTGGCACCTAATGCCGATCTCCCGCCGATCGCGGGCACGATCTATACCTTTGGGGCACCCACCTACACATGACCACTTCCCTTGCGCCCTTCGCAGGCCTCAGCCAGGACGATTTTCTTGCCGCGGCACAGGGCAACTTGCCCAAGGGGCTGGCATGGCCGCGCTATCAGGAAGCCGTGCAGAGCGCCTTCTGGCGGGCCGCGGGAGGTACATTCAAGCGCCTGAACGATGCGATCTCCACTTTCTTCGGCAGCGAGCTCGACCCGTCCCAGACCGTCACCTATCTGCCGGCCTGGTACGCGCGCTTCGGCCTGCCGACGATCGACTGGGCAACCACGGCCCAGCTCCAGGCCCTGCTGGTTTGGCGGTTGCGCGACCGCGGGGGTTTCGCGGATAGCCGCTACATCGCCATGATGGCCACGCTCGGCGTTGGCATCACTTGCGCCCATCCGGGCGGAGCGGCGGCGTATGCCCTCACCATTCACGCACCGGCCGCTCTGACAGCCGATCAACGAGGCACTCTCGTCACTCTGGTCACGCCGCGCGTCCGCGCCAGCGTGGTCCTAGCCTTCGTCTACGACCTGTAATTTCCGGGAAACATCCATGAAGCTCACGCGCGCCCTTTTCGCGATTGCCCTGGCTTGCGGTTTCGGCACCATCATGCCGGCCGCGCGGGCACAAATAACGGGCGCGATTTCCCAGCTCCCGCCCGCGTCGGTCCCCCTGAGCAACGAACAGACGCCGGTTGTACAGAATGGCATCGCCAAGCGAGCCTCGGCTCTCGCCTTCGGGGTGCCCGCTGCCGGCACGAGCGTACCGACACCGATTGCGGCCGGCCAGTTCTGGCTCGACGAATCCACCTCGCCCTACACGCTTCGCCAATGGGACGGCACGAGCTGGGCGCCGCTCACCACGGTCGATCCGACAGCACATTCCGGCGTGCAGCCGCTGGCCAATGGAGGAACGGGACAGGTCACGCCGCAGGCCGCGCGCGCAGGCGCCGGGCTCAACATCGACAGCGCAACGCCGGTCGGTGACGGTAACTATCAGATCCTCGCCACCGATCGCACGCTTGTCACCAATCACGCCCTTTCCGCCCCGCGGGTGTGGACCCTGCCCGCCGCCGCTGCCGTCAATCCCGGGCAGATGCTGATTGTGCTCGACAGCTTCGGTGCCATCAGCGGTTCGAACACGCTGACACTGATCGCCAGCGGCTCCGACCATATCGCCGGCGCACCTTCCGTCGCGCTCACCAATACCTATTCCGGCTCACTGATCGTGAGCGATGGGGTTTCTACGTGGACGCTCTATTCCATCCCGATGAATCTGGGCGGCTCAACTGTCGCCGGCGGCGACCTGAACGGCACGTATCCGAATCCGCAGGTCAGGAAGATCGATGGTCAGACGCCGGCCGCCGTCGCTACCAGCGGCAGCGCCAGCGATCTTGGAACGGGCACACTCCCGAATGGTCGGCTCTCCGGCGTTCCAAATAGCGCATTGGCGAACGCCGCGATCACGCTGGGCGGGCAATCCGTCGCGCTGGGCGCGAGTGCGGCAACAACCGGCAATGGCAACAAACTCTGCACCGGAACCGGCAGCTATACGCCGGGGCATCTTGTCAGCGTCGATGCAAATGGAAATTGCAGCGACTCGGGAAGCGCCAGCGCTCCCGCTGCTCCGGGCGGCACGAGCGGGCAGATTCAGTACAACAACAGCGGTGTTCTTGCGGGTGAAACGATCGTTCCGCAAGCGAATGGCGGAACGGGAAATTCTGCCGGGACCGCTACGCCATCCGGCACGGCCGGCGGCGATCTTTCCGGTTCGTATCCGAACCCGACGGTGTCTCAGGTTGGCGGCCATGCGCTCGCGGCAACCGCGCCGCTCGGCGTTTCCAACAGCAATTATTCCTGCCCGACCTGCGCCACGACCGGGACGGGCGGCGCTCTGTCTGCTTCCGCACCGGCTCAGATTAGTTCCGGCGGTAATATTTCCGTCAACACTTTCACCACTTCCACACCCGGCACGGCTCCGGCCAGCGGCGGCGGTACGACGAACTATCTTCGCGCGGACGGCACGTGGAGCGCGCCGCCGGCCGGCACACCCGCCGGCACGAACGGGCAGGTGCAGATCAACAATAGCGGCGCGTTCGGCGTGTCAAACGATGTGGCAACCGGCGCGGCCTCTTTCGCGGCGTTCCAGGCCGGTTCGTTTGGAAACTTCGCGACGCGCGTTTTTGTCGACGGCCACAATGGTCCCGGCACGCCAGGTGCTGCCTGGTACACAAAGGTTTCGGCTTGCCCGGGCTCGATCTCGCCGGACGGCGGCGCCTGCGCGCAGACGGCGGATGGCGCGCATTGGTGGGATTCGGACTTCGGCCGTTATCCGAACCTGGCTGTGTACGGGCTTCAGCCCTCCTCCAGCCCGCAGGACATGACGGCGGCGGTCAATTCCGCATGGACAGCCATGGCCGCGGCGAACGTCTCGCACATCCTGCACAGCGACGCCATTCCGTTCGGCTACACCGGCAATCTCAATATTCCGAATGGTTATTACCTCACCTGCGATACCGGCACGCAGGCGATCAACTATGCCAGCATTTCCGCCACGATGCCCGGGCTGCTGTCGTTCAATCTTGGAACGGCCGGCTCGCCCACGGGCTACACGATCAATTCGGGCAAGCAGGGAGGGATTTTCGGGTGCTATGAGATAAACACGCCAGATCTCGCATACTACCCGAGCCCGACCACGCGGCAGCAGCTGACCATCATCTCCAACATGGTCGGCACGATGAACACGGTCAGCCAGACGGGCGCAGCGGCGCACGATCTTGTCGTGCTTGGCGGCGGGACTTGCTTCGCGTTGAACGGAGGCGGAGGGCAGGCGTTTTACGACAATTACGGCGACTGCATGAACGGCGCCACGCTGGAGAACCTTGGCGACGTGCCCACGATGCACGACGATCGCTGGGGCGATTATCTGTTCAAGAATATCGGTTCGTCGAAGTTCGTTCAGATACCGGTCACCGGCCTTTCGTCCGGCGCTGGCGGCGCCTGCCAGCTCGCCACGGGGACCTACCCGCAGCAATCCGCGCCCGACAGCTTCTCCGTCCTGGCCGGGGATTACGGCCATCTGGTCGGATCGAACACCGGCTGCGACGGCCCGAACTGGTCCGTCACCGTCTCGGGCTCCAATATCACGCTTCCCGGAAGCTCTTACGCCGGGCCGTCCGGCTATACAGCGACGGCCGTCAGCGGCAATCCGCTGATCTCGCTCTCTTCGCCCGTGAATGTCGAAGACGGCATGACGATCACCGATACGTCGGGTTCTGGCTGTTTCACCAATGATCTCATTGTTGCGGTCGGCACGAAGGATTCGCCGCTTGGCCCGTCGCCGCTGAACGGCATCCGGGTCCAGACAAATCCGACTTGCGCGACCTCTTCCGGCAGCGTGTCGTTCAGCAACCCGGCCTACACGCAAGTGATCATGACGGCCTCGATCGGCACAAACGTGCTGACCGTTTCCGCGATCAGCCAGGGCACGATCGTGCCGGCGACAACTTTGTTTCTGAACGATGGCACGGTCGGAAACGTGCCCTATGGCGTGGCGATCACCTCGCAACTGACCGGCACGACGGGAGGCACCGGCACCTATCAGCTCAGCCAGACGGTCGGCACGGTTGCGTCCGAAGCGATGACGGCCGGCGCCGTCTTCGACATTTTCACCAATGTCCGCAACGGCATCGGCTTCTACGGTACGAACTCGAAAGGCACCAAATGCACCGGTAGCTGCTTCGACTACGCGCACGAAACCCATTTCGAGTGGGACAACGGCTTCCAGTGGGCCAACTGGGTCGATTCTGGCGGCGACAGCGACCCCAACCTTCACGATCCTGCCCAGATCGGCATAGAATTCCGCGGCACCGCCAGCGCCAATATTTTCAGCGCGTGCACGATCCACGCCGCTGCCGAAGCCGTCGTCGGCATCGCGCAAAACGGCACAACCAACGTCGTCGAGGGCTGCACGTCACTCGGCGAATCCGACTCCTCCGGCTCCATGTTCGATATCGAGTCCGGCAAGGTCACAATTTCCGACAGCGGCACCGGCTCGTCCAATTCGAGCTTCGTCGGCAGCGGCATCACCGCCCTAAAGCTGGTCGGCAACACCCTGGCCTCGACCTTCGTGGGCGTGCAGTCCCAGGCGACCCTCGCCAACAACGTATTTTGCGACGGCGATGCCACCAAGCCCGGCTCGACCATGTCGTGCCCGAACGACCCCAACAACCGCACGCTCTGGGCGCCGCTCGATCTCTGCAACGCGGCCTATTCCGGCGGCTGTTTTACGCTCAACCAGGGAGCCGCCGGCGCGCTGGTAATCACGGCGCCCGGCGTGGGCGCCATAAGTTTCAGCATCAACCCGACGACAGGGCAGATTTCCGGGCTGCTACCCGTCCCGACGACGACCGCCCGCGGCGGGGTCATTGGCCTCGCGGGCGGAACCCCACACAATGTTGTTCAGTACATCGATACGGTGACTGGCGCGCAGAACTTGACGCGGCTTGGCTGTGGCGATTTGTCGACCGCAGCGCCGTCCTGCTCGACGGACACCACGAACGCATCAAACATTTCCTCCGGTACGCTGGCAGCGGCACAGGGCGGCGCAGGTGCGGTCAACGGCGCGCTGGCAGGAAACGGGTCCGGTGCAGTCTCCCAAGCGGCGTGCGCAGGGCTTTCCAATGCCGCCCCCTCATGTTCCACCGATACGACGAACGCTGCCAATATCACCAGCGGCACCCTCCCTGCGGCGCGTTTGCCGGTGCCGACGACGGGCGCACTCGGCGGAGTCGAAAGTATTTCATGCACTTCCGGCAAATTCATTACCGTCGTTCCGACAACCGCCGTTCAACCTACATGCACGACACCCGTAACCGGCGCAACAGAACAAAGCACGAGCAGCAACCCTGCCACACCCGGCACAACCTCTTCATTCCTCATGCAGGGATTGGCGGGGTCGATAACAACCACCAAGACCGGAAATGTGCTGATAACCATTTCCGGTTACGCGGCCCCGCAAAACGCGGTGACAGACGGGATAAAATTTCAGATTTCCTATGGAACAAGTACGCCTCCATCTAACGGTCACGCATTAACTGGAACACAAGTGGGCTCGGTTGAGCAATCTCAAGTCGGAAACGCTTCAGTTTATAACATGCCGTTTTCCATTACTGCCGTTGTGACCGGCCTTACCGTAGGAACTACGTATTGGATTGATTTGGCCGCTGAACTAACGGCTGGAACGACCAGCACGCTCAACAATGTGACGATTGCTGCCGTAGAGATTTCCTGAAACTCCGCTTCCGGCTTCCAAGGAACCACCCCATGAACCAGATCGCAACGCCTTCCGGGCGCGCATTGACGTGCACCCTTTTTGCGCTTGCCGTTCTCGGCTGCGCTGGCGGTGGCAACGTACCGGTTTCGTCCGGCGTGATGCTCGGCGCATATGTGCCGGGCGGAATTGCCTCGCTGGAAGCGCAGACGGGGCGGCCGCTTGCGCTCGATTATCGATATGTCACGCTCGGTGCGTCCGCGTTCCCATGGCTTGCCGACGATGCCGCGCACGGCCGCGCGCCGCTTATCGGGCTTGCACCGGGTGGCGTGACAGCGGACGGTATTGGATCAGGCGAGTACGATGTGGCTCTGACCGCCCTCGCCATTGCATTAAAGACCTTCGGCAATCCGGTTGCCTTGATCTTCATACCAGAGCCGACCGACTGCAAACTCACGACGTTCTACGGCCCGAACTGGTGCGCGACGCCAGCAACGATTTCCGCAGCCGCAGGCCAGTACGTCGTTGCTGAGGAACGCGCTTGGACGATATTTCAGCAGTCCGCACCGAATGTCCGGTTCATTGTCGCCATGGAAGGAACTGCATACAAATCCGGCCTATGGAAGCAATTCTATCCTGGCTCCGAATTTACTAACTATCTCGGCATGGACCATCGCTATGGCGGCAGCGGGCCAGCCTATGACTTCGCGAGCGATGCCGACGTCAAGGCGTTCTGGACGGCGGTTCAGTCCAGCGGGCGCTCCGGCATCGTCACCGAAACCTGCGCAGGCCCGGCATATGAAGCCGAACTGATCTCGACCGCGGCGAAAGAACTTCCGTCCATGCCGCAGATTGCGGGCTTCGTGCTCAACGCGAATCCCGGCGGCGATGGCTGCGGAGCACCGAATGCAGCGGCAATCGCGGCGTTCAAGGCGATGGCAGCTGAGACGTACTATCAAGCGAAGCTGCAGTAGACCATGCGTCCGATCGATGCCGCGCTGCTCCACGAGCTGGCGCAGGGCGGCAATGCAACCATCATGGCCGGCGTGGCGCCGGAGCTCGAGGCTGGCGCGGCCGTGGCCTGGATCGATACGCCGCTGCGTGCCGCGCATTTCCTCGCCCAAATCGCGGAGGAGAGCGGCCGGTTCACGCGGCTCGAAGAGGATCTGGATTACAGCGCGGCGCGCATCGCCGAGGTCTGGGGGCGTCTGGCGCCACGCGCGGACGCGCTCGCGCACAACCCCGTGCAGCTCGCCAATGCGGCTTATGCCACGCATGGCGGCAATCGCGGCGAGGCCTTTGGCGACGGCTGGGCCTATCGCGGCCGCGGGCTGATCCAGCTCACCGGAAGATGGAACTACATGTATTACGGCGGCCGGATCCGCGAGGACCTGGAACACGCGCCCGACCGCGCCTCGATGCCCGCGATCGCCGCGCGCCTGGCGCTCGCCTTCTGGACCGCCCGCAGCTGCAACGCCGACGCCGACCGCGACGACACCGAAGCCGTCACGCGCCGCATCAATGGCGGGATCAACGGCCTCGAAGACCGCAAGGCGCTGAAGCACCGCGCCTATGAGCTGCTGACCGCGCCGGTCGCGGTCGCGTGAGTACCAAACAAAAGGACAATATCATGCGTCTCGCTCTGGCGTTTGCACTCGCGTGTGCGCTTCCCGTCGCGGCCTCTGCACAATCCATGGCCGGCATTTGCTTGCCGTACCAGAAAGACTGCCTTCATTTCGACGCGGGCTTCATATCGAAAGCAGACGCGGAGGAAATGTGCCGATCATGGCCGCCCCAAAGCGCCGACGAAATGCTGGAGTGCATACACGACGAGCAGCTTTCGGCGATGGAATCGGTGGCAAAATGTTCAATCGGCGGCCAGACGTTTTTCGTCGAAGGCGCAGACTTGATGCTCTACCCAGCCAATAGTTATCTCACGGGCGCGAACCGCCTTGAGTGTCATCTGATTCCACCCGGCTGAAATGCGCGCTGCAATCGTTCTCGCGCTGCTTCTCTCCGGCTGCGCGGGCGTGCATCTGTCTCAACCTGTGATCATTGCGCGTGGAGTAACAATAGCTCCGCTCGTGCAGGGCTGCGATTTCCCGCCAACGCTGCCGATGCTCGGCGGCAGCGACGGACTGCCCGACTGGCGCGATGTCTGCGCCGTGCTGGTGGCGAAGGTGAGTGCAGAGTGATGGCGGATCGCTGGATCACACAGGACCGCTTCTACGAGCCGGAGAAAGGCTTGCATGGCAACTGTCAGCAAGCGGCGGTCGCGAGCCTGCTTGGGCTGCGGATTGATGAGGTTCCGAACTTTATTGAGCAAGAGGACGGGTTCTGGACATCCTTTTTCAGGTTTGTGACCGACCACGGGTACACGCAAGTCGAACTGGGCGGGCACCGTCATTTCGACTGCTACTACTTGGCTTATGGGCCATCCTCTCGCGGGGTGTCGCATACCGTTGTCTTCAAAGCCGGCAAGCTCGCGTGGGACCCACATCCGAGCCGCGAAGGAATTCGCGAAGTCGAAAGTGTCTGTTTGCTCGTCCCGAAGGACCTCGCGGAGTTCCGCCGCGTCAATTCCATCAAAATTAGATAACACCCCATCAATGAGCCGTTCGTGCGTTCGCTCTTGGCCCTTAAAGGCTGAGTCGGCGCTATAGCGTTCGTGCGGACGGTTCTTTGATGTGGCGTCCATAAGACCACATCCAATAGCGCAAAGGAATGACAAATGCTTAATGCCCTTATTGCCCAACTGCTCGCGTGGTTCCAAAACACGGGAGTGACCGTCGTGGCGAAGCTTACACTCTCCGCCACCACCATCGTTCAACAGCTGCCGGCCGACGAACAGCAGATCCTCGCCGACGCGCAGACCAAGGTTCTGAGCGATATCCAGGCCGGCAAGTCGGCCGGGGAAGCGCTGGCCGACGGCTGGACCGTTTTCTACAATGAAGAGCGCAGCGAAGCCTCCAAGGTCGGCCTGCAGCTCTTCACCGCCTTCTGCACGGCGCTGGGCGCGAATACCGCGGCTCCGGCCCTGAAGGCGGCGTAAGCACTATGGCCATGGCAGGGGCCGCAGTCACAGAGCTTGAGGTCTGCGGCCTCTGCCTCGCCATCCATGACGATCCGCAATCGGTCGCGTGGGATCATCTTTGGAGCAAAGGTTTTGGCTTCGTCGGTCACAAGCGCATCCGCGACACCGACGTCGTGATCTGGCGCGGCTCCTACGATCCATGGGACTGGTATCGCGATCTCTCGGCGGTGACGGTTGTATCTCCCGCCATCGGCCGGGTGCATGACGGGTTCCTTTCTGGCGTGGAGAGCCGCTACGACGAGGTGGAGGCGGCTCTCGGCCGGCGCGTCGTCATTGGCGGCCACTCGCTCGGCGCGGCCGAAGCGGCGGATCATGCAGGCCTGCGCATCGCGGCTGGCAAGCCTGTGGAACACGTCTATCTCTATGGCTGCCCGCGGCCGGGAATGCAGAAACTGGCCGACGTGCTTGCGCCCGTGCCGATCACAAGCCGCAAGAATTTGAGCGATCCGGTGACGCGGGTTCCGTGGGATATCCCGCTGTTCGATCCCTATGTGCACGTGCGACCGCAAATCCCGATGGCGGTGCAGCCGCCGGCGAGCGACACCGATTTCTTCCGTGAGCATCATTGCGAATTGTACTTCGCGGGCGTGAAGGCGCTCGCATCTCAATCGCCGGGCAAGTGACGCGGGCGCCCGGGGCGGCGTCAGCGGGAGACCCCAACAACTTTCTCTCCGAATTCAGCCGGATGCGGGCCTGGCGCGCCGTTGCAGGCGTTTATTCATCCGCAAATCCGGCAACCGCCCCACCCCCCTAGACATTGGAGCATCCATGCTGATCAGCACCGACCAGGCGCAGGCCGTGCGCGCAACCGTGAATGCTGCCGCGTCCGGAGATTCCCCGATCGGTCACACCGTCAGCGCGGCCATGCTGGGCGGCGGCCTGTCCGGCATCATCGTCTGGCTGCTCCAGCTCGCGCATCTCGATCCGCCCGCCGCAGTCGCGCAGGGCATCACCGCCTGCTGCATGGTCGCAGCGAGCTGGATCATGCAGAAGGTGAGCCAGTGAGCGCGCTGGGAGAAATCGGCGCGCTTGCGTTCGCAGGCGCCATCGTCGCCGGCTCCTATTTTCTGGGCCATCACGAAGGTTATTCCAGCGCGGCCAGCGCATGCGGCACTGCCTCGCTCAAGGCCGAATTGATGGCCGAGAAGAGCGCGGACGCCTATCTCGCCGCGCAGGTGAAAAAACAGGATGCCGCTATCGCGACGACGCAAAGCGAAAAGGACAAGATCGCGGCGCTGCTCGCCTCGGCGCGCGATCGCGTCGTTACCATCCGGACGCCGCAGGATTGCTCGCTGGGCCCCGATGCCGTGTCGCTGCTCAACAGCGTGCGGAAGGTTGGTCCGCGATGAGTGCTGTCAATAAATTCCACCATCTGGTAGGGGCGATTTTCTTAACAGTGGCCCTGGCCGGATGCGCGACGAAGCCGCTGGCAACGGCCACGGTCACCGCGCCAATCACCGGCACGGTCAATATCGGCGTGCCGACGCCCGCGCCCATCCCGGTGGTCAAGACCATCGTGGAGACGTGCAATCCGCCGCCGCAATTCCTCGTGAAGCACCCGCCGCTGCCGCTGATCGCGCAACCAAGCCTCACGCGCGCGCAGGCACTCAATCTCTGGCTTGACGACATCGGCGCCTATAACGATCTCAACGTCGACGATGGCGCGCTGATCGACTGGCTCGCGGCGAATTGCCGGGGCTGA